CGCCGTGGGCTCGTACGGCGCGGCGGCCGTGGAGTGGATCGAGGCCACGCAACGCATAACGCTGCGATGGTGGCAGGCGCTGGCCATCACCCGGCAACTGGAGCACCGCGCGGACGGCACGCTGTGCCACAGGTCGGTCGTAGAATCCACGCCGCGCCGCGCCGGCAAGTCTGTCCGTATCCGCGCGCTGGCGCTGTGGCGGCTGTACCACGCGGAGATGTTCGGGGAACCGCAGGTCATCATTCACACGGGCTCGGACGTGGCTATCTGCCGGGAGATTCAGCGCGGGGCGTGGCGCTGGGCGGAACAGTCCGGGTGGTCGGTGTCCCGGGCCAACGGCAAGGAGGGCGTGGAGACGCCCGCCGGGGACCGTTGGCTCGTGCGAGCGCAGCGGGCCGTGTACGGCTACGACGTATGCCTGGGGATCGTGGACGAAGGGTGGGACGTCGAACCTGACACGGTGTCGGAAGGGCTGGAGCCTGCGATCATCGAACGGTCCAGCCCGCAGATTCACCTGACTTCCACGGCGCACCGCCGCGCCACAAGCCTCATGCGGACGTCCCTGCTCCACGCGTTCACCGCGGACGACCCGACGACACTGCTCCTGCTGTGGGGTGCCCGCCCGGGCTCGGACCCGGCGGACCCTGCCGCGTGGCGGGAGGCGTCGCCGCACTGGTCGGACGACCGCCGCCGGATGATCGCCACGAAGTACGAGAAGGCACTGGCCGGTGAGGACGACCCGGAGCTGGACGACCCCGACCCGATGCGCGGTTTCGAGGCGCAGTACCTGAACGTGTGGCGGCTGCGGGAGCGGCGCGAGAAGGGCGAAGCCGTGGTGTCTGAGCCCGCCTGGGCGGCGTTGGCCACTGACACCCCGGCGGACCGCGCCCCGGACGCTGTGGCCGTAGAGGACTGGTTCACGCAGGGTGTGAACGTCGCGCAGGCGTGGGCGCTCACAGGTGGGCGGGCCGTGGTCAAGGTCGCCACGTATGACGACGTGGCCGGCGCGGCGGAAGCCGTCAACGCGTCGGGCTTCCGCCGGCCAGTCCTCGCCGGGGCGTCGATCGCCGCCGACCCCGCGTGGCGCGCCGTGGGCGTCCGAACGGAGCCACAGAAGGGGACCGTCCGCGGCGCCGTAGAGGACCTGGGGCGGCTGCTAACCGATGGTGTCCTGGCGCACGACGGCAGCCCGGAGCTGGCCGCGCAAGTGCTCGCGTTGCGCGTGTCGCCGGGTGTGGACGGGCCACGGCTGCGCTCCACAGCACCCGCGGATGGCGTCAAGGCGGCAGTGTGGGCCGCGCTGGCGGCACGTGGAAAGAAGCCACGACACGGCGTGGTGGTGCTGTGAAACGTCCACCCGCGCATGGCACACTGTCGCGCGTGCGTTGGCCCTGGACTCGAAGCGAGGCGCCCCGCAATGATGTCGTGATTTCCGTGGGCGACCCGGCGCTGGCCGGCTACTTCGGCGCGGCACCCACGTACGCGGGTGTGAACGTCAGCGAGTTTTCCGCGCTAGGCATCGCCGCTTTCTGGCGGGCCGTAATGCTGATCGCCGGCACGATCGCATCACTGCCGCTCAAGAGCATTGGGCAGATAGACGACCAGCGGCAGCCAATTCGGACATGGCTCGACGACCCCGGCACAGCCGATGGGCAGACCCCGTACGAGTGGAAGGAAACGTGTCTGCTGCACGGGCTACTCCACGGGAACACATACCTGCAGCACGTCTACAACGGGGCGGGCGTCATGGCCGGGGCCACCCCGTTACACCCGCTGTCCGTGACGCCATCCTGGGAGCGGCGCCCGGACGGCACATTCACGGGGCGGAAGCTGTTCGACGCCACCCTGACGGACGGCACCCGCCGCCGCTTCACGCAGGGCACCATGACTCAAGTCATGGGGCCGTCTATGGACGGGCTCAAGGGCATGTCCCTACTCGGGGTGGCGCGACAGTCGTTCGGGACCACGATCGCCGGGGACCGGGCCGCCGCGAAGATGTTCGGGAACGGCGCCCTGATCGCCGGCCTGGTGTCCACAGAAGAGGACGTGGACGAGGAGGAGGCAAAGGACATAAAGGCCGGCCTGGACCGGAAGGTGGGCGGCTGGGAAAACGCCGGGGAAGTGGCGTTCGTCAATCGGAAACTCAAGTTCTCGCCGTGGACCATGAGCGCCGAGGATGCGCAATTCCTGCAATCCCGACAGTTTCAAATCGAGGAGATAGCGCGCTGGACTGGCGTCCCGCCACACCTGCTCATGCAAACGGAGAAACAGACGTCATGGGGTACAGGTGTCGCGGAGCAGAACCGCGGCCTGGGCCGCTTCACACTGCTCGGATGGACGATGCGTTTCGAGCAGAGACTGTCACGGCTACTGGGCGGGCCGCCTGGCACGTCGCGGCGGTTCGCGGAATTCGACTTCGCCGGCCTCGAACGGCCCACGCCGGAAGAAGAAATCCGCCTGCTAATCGAGCAGGTGAAGGCCGGCCTGCTCACCGTGAACGAAGCCCGCCGCATCCGGAACCTGCCGCCCATCGACGGCGGCGACGTGCTCCGCAGTGCTGCCGCTGACACGCGCCAACTAGAGGAGGCCCTGTCTTGAACACGGCGCGACTACTTGAGCTGGCCAACCGTGGGCGGGCCATGACCACCCGCCCGCAGAACCGCGGCGGCGACTGGTGGAAGATCGGCAACGCTGACGGCGACCGCGCCGAAGTGTTCATCTACGGGTACATCGGGGACGACTGGGCCGAAGAGGACGTGACCGCGGCGTCGTTCACGAAGGCGCTCCGGGGGATCACAGCGTCGGCTATCGACCTACGGGTGAACAGTCCGGGCGGCGCCGTGTTCGACGGCATCGCCATATACACGGCCCTACTGGAGCACCCGGCCACAGTGGACGTGTCCGTGGACGGGGTGGCCGCTTCGGCGGCGTCGTTCGTGTCGATGGCCGGGGACACCATCGCAATGCAGAAGCCGGCCAAGATGATGATTCACGACGCTTCCGGCATCGTGCTCGGGAACGCCGCGGACATGCAGGAAATGGCGGACCTGTTGAACGACCTGTCCGACACAATCGCCGGCATCTACGCGGACCGCGCCGGGGGCACCGCGGCGACCTGGCGGGACGCCATGAAAGCCGAGACGTGGTATTCCGCGGCAGCGGCTGTAGAGGCCGGCCTCGCGGACCGGGTGGCCAATGACACCACCCAATCGGCGCCGGAAGATCGGCGGCGCAGTCAGACGGCCCGGGCGCGTGCCCGGGTTCACGGAGTGAAGGGATAGGACATGCGAACGATCGAAGAGGTCGTGGCTGCGCAGCAGGCCGTCATGGACGGCGCCGAGGGCCGGCCACTGACAGACGAAGAGGTGACCGCGTACGAGGGCCTGGAGCAGGAGCTGGCGCTCCTGAACCGTGACAGCCAGGTCCGGGCCCGCCACGCGGCGTACACCACGCCCGTCCGGAACGACCTGCACGTGAACATTGGCGGCGGCACCCGGGACGAGTTCGAGGACCTGAACCGCTCATTCGAGAACTACCTCCGCACCGGCATTCCGAACGCCGACCTGCAGGAGCTTCGGAACGCGCAGCAGGTCGGCACCGACTCCGAGGGCGGCTACCTCGTGTCACCGGAGTTCCGCCAGAAGCTCGTGGAGGTTCGGGCGGCGTTCGGCGGCCTCGCCGCGGAGGTCGACTCATTCTCCACCGAGCGCGGCGGCGCGCTGGAGTACCCGTCCCTCGACGACACGGCCAACGACGGCGGCATCACCGCGGAAGAGGCGGCGTTCGTCGATGGCGACGACCTGGCGTTCGGCACCATCGCGCTCGGGGCGTTCAAGTACACGTCCACAGGCGCCGGCACCACGACCCCACTGCGGGTGTCCGTGGAACTGCTGCAGGACGCGCAGTTCGACGTCCAGGGCCTCGTGGCCCGCGCGCTTGGGACGCGCATCCAGCGCAAGCAGGCCGCCGACTGGGTGAACGGCAACGGCACCACGCTCCCGTTCGGGCTCCTGCACGACGGGCTCACCGCGGACGTCGTGCTCGACGTCGAGGCCACGATCGACTACGACGAGATCCTGGACGTCGAGGCCGCGCTGGACCCGGAGTACGAGCAAAACGCCAAGTGGATCATGTCGAAGGGGACGTGGGTGGCGGTTCGGAGGATCGTGGACGACGTTGGCCGCCCGCTGGTCCAGCCCAACGCCCAGGCCGGCATCGGCCAGGCGGCGGCGCGGGAACTGCTGGGGTACCCGGTCGTGATCGACCAGGGCTGCAACGCCGTCACCGCGGACGGTGTGTCCGGCGGCTTCGCCGCGCTGGGCGACTTCCGCGAAGCGTACGTCATCCGCCGCGTGGCGCCGTTCACCCTCGTGGTGAACCCGTGGTCGCGCGCGAACAACGGGCAGGTCGAGTACGTGGCGTGGGAGCGGGCGGACGGCAACATTCAGAACCGCTCGGCGTACGCCACCCTCGAAAACATCACCACCTGACCCAAGATCATCCACCACGTTAGAGGAGGTAAGAGGACGATGCTGCTCAAGGGAAACCCGGAGGCGCTGGCCACCTATCGGGAGCACAAGGAGAAGGCGCGCGCCAAGACGGCGCGCGCCCGGAAGGCCGCGGACGCACAGAAGGCCGCCCACAACGCCGGCACCGCGCCGGCACCGAAGAAGGCGCCGGCCTCCTGATGTCGACCGTTGGCCTGCTCGTGGTGCTGGTGGCAGTGCTGCTGCTGCTGCACCTGCTGGGAGTGATCTGAGATGGCGTGGGCGCCGGACTACGTGACGGCCGCGGAGTTGAAATCCTTCCTGAGGATCACAGACACCGCGGACGACGCGGAGCTGGCGCTCGCCATCACCACGGCGTCCCGCGCCGTGGACGGATTCTGCCACCGACAGTTTGGGCAGGTTGCCAGCGCGGAGGAGCGGTCCTATACGGCGTACTGGGATCGGCGGGAGCGGGTGTGGGTCGTCGGGTTCGACGACCTGCAAGACACCACCGGCCTCACTGTGACAGTGGAGGCCGGCGAGATAGACGTCTACACCCTAGAGCCCGTGAATGCCGCACAGGAGGGCCGCCCGTTCACACGGCTACGCGTCGACTCGGACAGCGCAGCGAAGCCCACGACGGAAACGCATGGCGTCACCATCGACGCCGTTTGGGGATGGGACGCTGTGCCCGCCGCGGTGGAGCAGGCGACACTGCTGCAGGCGTCACGTTTCCACGCCCGCCGATTCTCGCCGTACGGGGTGGCCGGCTCACCGGAGCAGGGATCGGAGATGCGCCTACTTGCGAAGCTGGACCCTGACGTGGAGCTATCCCTGGCGCGAGCGAAGCTGATCCGATGGTGGGCGGCGGTTTAAGTGGACCTGGGCGACGTCATGGACCAGGTGACCACCCAACTCGACACCATCACCGGCCTCCGATGCTTCGGGTACCCGCCCGACAACATCACACCGCCCGCGGCCATCGTCACATACCCGGAAGAGATGCTGTTCGATGCCACCTATGACCGGGGAGCGGACACCATCACCCTCCCAGTGATCGTGGCCGTGGGGAAGGTCCACGACCGGGCCACACGGAACCTCATAGACGCCTACTGCGCCGGCAGTGGGGCAAGCTCAATAAAGGCAGTGGTGGAGGCCGGCACATACACCGCCTTTGACACAGTGCGGGTCACCCGC